TGCCGGCACGCAGCTTGGAGATCATCCAGCTTTCAAAGAATTGAATGCGGGTCTGATAGCGATTTGGCTTATTGAGGACGGTCGAGAAAGCGCTTGCCGTTGTCTCCTGCCAAACCTGATCGACCGGCTGCATCAGCTTGAGCCGCATCTTGGCGATATCGGCTGAAATCATGGCAACGCAACGATACAACGTCGCGTTCTGCAGCGGATTCTCCATGCTCAACGGCTGATTGCGCTGCCATGCCCCAGCAAATGGCTCGCGCACGATCGGCCACCAGCCGCGGTCATAGATGTTGGTCGGCAGCAAGGGCGACTGCTTACGCACGGAAACTTCGAAGCCGAGGATCTTCATCCTTTCTCGGCCTCGAGTTTGCGGTGCCGATAGCGTTGTTTCCTTTGCTTCGGCACCGCATCATCACTCTCCGCAGCCAGTTTGGCCGCGGACAATACCATGCGATGCGCGTCTGAAAGCGGCTCGAATATTTCACCAGCCGCAAGTTTGCGGGAGTTGTATTCGAACGACTTCAACGCGCGCATCATCATCCGGTCACCGCGCCACCATAAGCCGCATTGGTGAGATAAAACACGCCTTTATCCCGACCACGCAGCCATGTGATGTAGCGCTCGGCACGCACAAACACCAAGTTGTTCTGGAATGCCGAGACCAGGTGGTAGTTGCCGGCCGCTGGCGCCGAATCCAGTTCGACCGAGGCCTCGCGCGACACATCGATCTGCAATCCGCCCTCATCCGCCACAAACACCGACGGTGGATGAATTGCGGTGACTTGCCCGGCCGGCGAGTTGTTCGAGGTCAGCACCGTGATGCCGAGAATATTGCCGCCATTGCCGTTGACATTCGGGAACGCCACCACGCCCAACGTTGTCAGCATGGTGCCGATCGATGTCGCCAGCACCGGCTGCATGATCAGCGTCAGGTTATCGGTCGGAATATTATACTCCTGGAAGTGGAACAGGATTTGTCGGATATCATGGATCACCGCCGTTATATCGGTGCCGGAAGCTGCATCGGAATCGGCACCATTGGTGATCGAAGCCGGCGACACGTTGGTCACCGCGGTAACCGTCGGCTTGATGAACTGCTCATCAAGGAACTTGGCGATGCCCTTGGCGAGATTGTCGCGCACCAGCATTTCAACCGATGGGCTTGAGAACCTTGCCAGCTCATCAGTCACGCCCATGATGCACGCCGTTTTGGCAAACGTCAGCGTGACCGTATCGAACGTTCCGGCGGCGACTGGTTTTGACGCCCCTTCCCCGACCCACTGTGCCGTAATAACCGAATTCTCACGCGGGATACGCGAGTTAAATGGGACCCGCGTCAGCCCGGGAATGCGGCCGAGATAGGTCTGCGGCACCAAGAATTCGAGGAATTCACTGGCGAGGTTCTGCGCATAGACCAAATTGCCCGCCCATGTTGCCGATGTAACCGTGCCGGTGGCCACCGCCGCCTTGATGTCCATTTCGATCTGCGGCCACTGCCCGCAGTATTGCCGCGCCACGGCAATGACATCGCGGTGATAGACGTCAGCATGCAGTTGACAGGCCAGCCGCTTGATCAGGCCGAGGCCAGGTGGCAGCGTCGGTGCCTTCACTTGGATCGACTGCGAATGCATCTCGATGCCATCGCCGTTCGATACCGGCTTTGCCGTGCTTATCAATTCCTTCTCGATCAGCCGGCAATCAGTCAGCTCGCGATCAACCGACTTGATGACGGCCGAGTGTTCGTCAAACGCATTCTGTTCGGCCTCGTCCTTGGTGCGGTCTTCTTCAACGATCTTACTTTGAATTGCGTCGCGCGCGGCCATTTCGGCGGCGCGTTTTGCCTCGAGGTCTTTCATCCTCTCGGCATTGGTTTTCGTGGCCATCGTCTTGGCCTCCAATTTGATGGAACGGGATGCCGCGACGGCGACGGATTTGTCGGAATGGCCTGACGAGGCCGGGGTCACTTGCGTATCGCCGGACGCGGCGCGCAAGTTATGATAGATGGCGCGAATGGTGTGGATGGATGCTTCAACGTTGGCGGGAATCGTGACCGCGGATAGCTCGAGAATTTCATACTCATCGTATTGAATCCCGCCGCCCTTAAGCATCGTGACCTTGTCGGCGGCGGCTTGGAATCCAATTGACACCGCGCGCACCAATCCCAATTTGATTGATTGCCACGCCTCGTCGAGCCGGTCTTTTAATTTTCCCGGCTCGACCGATTTGGCGATCTTGGCGCGGAATGGAATGCCGTCGTCACGCGCCTCGGCCCACACCACATGCCCGATCGGCTCGCCGGATTTGTGCTGCCAGAGCATTGGCATGGGCAGGCTGAATCTTGCGCCGCGCGGCTTCACAACATCTCCAACACGATCGACCGTCGGCGTCGAGGCAACGCCCTCGATGATGCGCTGATCGTCATCAAACGATTTGATGTCGAGCACCGCATAGGCGCGGTTGAGTTTCATGATTTCACCTTTAGGAATTTCAGCTGACGAAGAACATCTGGAAAGCCGGCGCCTCTGTCGGCCTGTCGCTCATGACCATGGCCGCATCGAACAGCGCCATGGCGCAGTCAATCTTGGCATCGCCGGCGTTCTGCTTGGTGGCCCTGATAGCGGTAGCCGTCGGTTCGATTTTGACATTGCCGACGCACCACGACATCAACGATGATCCGCTATGCCAGAGCGTGCCGTTGGCTAATTTGCGCTCGGTGCCCTTGATCGCATTCATCATGCGATAGCCCTGCGGCGCACCGATCAGATTTTTGTCGGCAACGGAGACTCCGATTCTTCCGAGCGCGTCCACGAATTCACCGAGGCCAGCAGGGTCAACAGCGACAGCCGCCAGAAGATTTCTTCGCTTGATGTCGGAAATGATCTCAATGATGGCGGTGATGTCATCCAGTTCGTCTTTGACAATTGTCAATTCCCCACTAGTTTGGAAATCCTGCAGCGTTGCCGCGATGGTTTGCCTTCGCTGCAGGACGCTCTCGTGACACCAAGCATGCGACCAAGCCAGCCAATGTTTGGTCTCGCGGCAACGTCCGAGAGTACAAAGCCCAAACAAGTCATCCAGCCCGCCGCCGTCGATCCCCACCACGACAATTTCCGAACGTTCAAGCAATCGCTCCAGCGTCAGGGTTTCGTCGGTCTGCTTTTCCCAGAATTCCGCACCAGGCCATCGGTCGCCTCGCAGCGACAGCCCGATCTCGACGTTGAAATGTTGCGATGCAAACAAGGCCAGGTCGCCCTGCCCCTTGCGCTTGGCATCGATGAGCTGCGAGCGGAGGAATTCCGCATCGACCGAGCGCCCAAGATTCGGATTGACCAGGGACCACGTTTGTTCTTGCTCCCATCCGCTATTAGCCGCGATCTTGTGCGGCAATTCGTAGAGGACGGGAAGCAATGGCTTGGGCAATGTCAGTTTGCCGTCGCGTACGTCTCTGGCTCGCGCCAATTCGGATTTAAACACCCCGGCGGGCGGCGCTTTTGACTGCGTCGTGATCTGGATCAAGAATCCATCCGGTCTGCTCGCCAGGGCTCCCCTAATTTCAAGAAAAATATCCGCGGCATGGCTCCTGTTGAATACATGGGTTTCGTCCACCAACGTCCCCAGCGGCTTCATGCCGGTTACAACGTCCACATCGGCCGCCTTGATCTGCAGAAACGAACCGTGTTTTCTGTGAGTGATTCTGCGAATATTATCTTGAATATGAAATACGGTGTTTAACGTCGGGTCCAATTTCACCATTGCACGCGCTTGCCGGAACGAAATGCCGGCCACCTCGATGGTCGGCGCCAGGAAGGTGAATTCGGCATCCGGCCGTCTATTTCGGCAGACCGCGGCCACCATCAAACCGGCCGCCAGCGTAGACTTGCCATTCTTCTTTGGAACTAAAAGAAAATATTCCTGGATGGCCCGCGTGTGCTTTTCAACATCGTAAGACCCGAATAGCGCCGCGGCGATCTCGAATACCCAATCGCCCATGGCCTCGCCAAAGGTGGGCTGGCCGATGACATCTGGCAACCGCAACCGGCGGAACGCGCTCAGCCCGTGCTTCACCTCATTGGGAAATAAGGGCAGATCGGGAACGAGGCTCCTACCGGCCATGATCCGCCTTGCCCAGTCGGGGCAGGAGGTATCCCAAGGCTCGTTGTTGATGATTAAATGCAAAGTTCCATCCTACTACGCAATAATATTAACCTAGGGCCAGTTGACACATAGGACCATTGGCCCTATACTATACCCATGATGAAAAGAGCAATGAACCAAATGGAACGCGCCTCCCTGCAACATGCAAGTGAGTGGCTTCGCTATCAACGCAGCCCGAAGGCGGCAAAGGATCTGGCGGCAGATATAGTCAGACGTAAGGCCAGAGATCGTGCAACAGGCCACTCGCCCAAATGCAGCCTCACAAAATGCCACCCGGAATGCAGACGTTGAACGGGCAAATGCCCACCGAAAGGGAATGAAGATGACCAAAATTCTCGTACAGGATCTAAAAATCGGCGACACCATCATGCCGCCAGCCCGCGAGCTTAGCCTATGGATGCGCAAGCGCCTCCAGGAGAAGAATCTGCCGGAATCAGCCCTGCATTTAACGATAACCGAGATTATTGAGGGCGCATCCGATAAGCGCGGCCGATGGCTGATAATCAGAACCAATCAGACGCCAGAATGGAACGCCGGGGGCAAAGACCTTCCATTTAGCTTCAAAGCTCGGCCCGAGACGCCATGGCTCACAGCATGACCCCTGCCCAGCTCAAGAAAGCCCGCCATGCCCTCGGCCTCTCCGCCGCGGGTTTCGCGCGTCTGGTCGGCGTCAAGTCAGGCCGCACCGTGCGCAGATGGGAGTCAGGCGAACGGGCTATTCCGCCGCCAGTGCAGCTGTTGTTAAAATATGCGAGAAAAAGAAAAAACGGCACATGCTATTTATCCTACAGCATGTTTGATCCGGATTAGTTCGTCCGCGTCGGCACCGCGATCGGCGCCAGATCGTCGCCCCATTCGCCGCCCGTCATAGCCGCTTCCGCCGCCTTGGCCTGCTCGGCCTTCTTGCCGCCGGCAAAGCCACCCGGATTGGCCGTCTCGCCCGACGTCCGTTTATCCAGATGTTTCATGGCACTAACGTTGCCGGCACACGCCGCCGTCTGCAACATATCCAGCAGCTCAGCCCGGTATAAGTCCCGCCCGTCCTGCAGCTCACCCTCGAAGTACTTGCATAGCGTCTTGCGGTCGCATTTCAACGCCAACGCGATCCCGCGCTCACCCATGCCGGTTGCCACCAGCAGGGAAACACGCTTGCGCATGCGACGGGTTACTCTGAACGGCGGTTGTGGCATGATGGACCGATGTGGGGTTCTAAGGCCTTGGCCGGAAAGTAAAAAAAGCGCGAATGGA